TATTGAAAATGAACATCCAAATTTAAGTGATGAAGAAAAACAAAAAATTTATGAGGAAATGATTGCTAAAAAAGAAGCCGAAGAACAAGCAAGAATTGCCGAAAAAATTAAAAAAGCCGAAGAAAAACAATTAGACGGACAATTACCAACAAAGAAAAAATATGTTAAATGTGTTTGTGGTAAATGTGGAGAAGTCTTTTATATTGACTTTGATAAATTGATTATCGTTGAAATGTAATTAAAGTATGTCGAGAACAAAAGGAAGTAAAAACGGAAAATACGGAAATACAATAGAGCAAAAACAATTTGAGAGTTTATGCTCTATTTTATGCACAGAACAAGAGATATGTTCGTTTTTTTCCTGTTCTCACGATACTTTAAATAGATGGTGTAAGCAAACGTATAAAATGACTTTTGAGGAAATATGGAAGTCAAAATCAGCAATAGGCAAAATATCGTTAAGAAGAATCCAATTTAAACAAGCGGAAAGTAATCCATCTATGGCTATTTGGTTAGGAAAACAAATTTTAGGGCAAACCGATAAAGTTGAAACTGAAATTACAGATAAAATTGAGGTTATTAACGATGTCAAAGAATAGTTTATCAATGCAAAAATTAGCAGGCAAAGGTTATGGCAGAGGATGGTTTACAAATTGTCATTGTCGTTATCGTGTTTTTGCTGGTGCTAGAAATACCAAAAAGTCTTACGATATATTAGGATTAGAGGTATTATGTAAAATTTTAGATAATCCATTAAGAAATATATTAATTTTAAGACAAGTTGGTGCTAATAATAGATACTCAACATTTGCCACGTTAGATATGTTAATCCATCAACCAGACCCTACAAGACCTGAAATATCATTTGATAGGTTTTTTAAAATAAATAGTTCAACAATGACTATTACCTATAAACCAACAGGTCAGCAAATTATTTTTGCAGGTATGTATCCTGACCCTACACGTATTACATCAATGAGAATGGCACGTGGATATTTAACCGATGTTTATGTTGAAGAAGCATTTCAACTCAATGATTATGAGGGATGGCGTAGAGTTGATGGAACTATAAGAGGAAAATTACCAAATGGATTATTTCATCAAATTACATTTTGCCTAAATCCGTGGAACAGCAATCATTGGATTTATAACCATTTCTTTAAAGGTAGATTGGAAGATAATTTAGAAGACTTAATGAATAACGATTATATTGATTTTATGGATGAAAATATGTATTTGGATTATGGAAAGGGATTATACCTTCATAAGTCCACTTATAAAATCAATGAATTTAGAGACTTTGAAATTTACGATAGTGCTATGGAAGAATTACGTAGAGTTGCTCCTGAAATTTATAAAGTTGAAGCATTGGGTATGTGGGGTAATTCTACCGAAGCGACTTACCCTGAAATGAATGATAGTTTAATATGTAATGTTCAAGAGGTTATGAAAGAACGATTCTCCTGTGTTTCTATCGGTATTGATACAGGTTTGAGTGATGGTGATGGTCATATAAAAAGAAATGATGAGGTAAAGCGTTTAAGAAGTGCAACAACGATGCAATTTTTTGGAATCTCGTCAGATTATGAAAGAGCATATTGTATTGATGAATTCTTTTATTCTAATGAAAATCAAATTATTAAAAAAACTGAACCTCAATTACAAACCGAAATAATCCAAAAATTAGCCGAGTGGCAAAGTAAATATAAAGGACATCCAGATTTAATGCGAGGAGATATAGTCGTTTATGTTGATAGTGCTGATAGAGGTTTTAGAGATGGATTAATGCTTGAAGCAGTAAAACAAGGATTGGTTGGTTTTATATTTCAAGGCAGTGCTAAAAATGTGAGGATTATAGACCGAGTTATGTTTATAAGAAGAATTATGGCTTACGGAGAATATAAAGTTTGTAATCAATGTGTCAATTTAATTAGAGAATTAAAAAATAGTAGGCAAGGTGAAAATGGACAACCACGTGAAGATATAGATGACCATGCCATAAATGCAAATGAATATGCTTGGATTCCAATTATAAATAGACTAAAGAGGTGGAAAGATTTTAAACCTATAAAAAGGTAGCGGTAGACACTTATGATACTTTTGCCCTGTTTTATAAAAGTTTATATAGAAATGTTTTCATATATACTTTATATAAAATGGCTTAAAGTATCATAACTATCTTAACTTTTAAAGAAAAAAAATAATCAACTTTAATTTTCAAGTATTTTCATATTTATATTTTCTATTTATCTTATGAAAATGTTATAATTTTAGGTAAGGAGATAAGCAAAAATATGACTTTAACACAAAAAATCAAGAACAGAATATTAAAATTTTTAGGATTAGAACATTTAAGCGATAATCCTAACAGTTCAAGATACACATTTATCAACGATGACGAAACAGTAAAACGACAAGCAACCGAAGAATATAAAATTTGGTATGTTGGTAATAGTGATGAATTACAAAATTTTTATACTAACAGAGATTTAAGTGGAAATGCTCGAGAACCTATTTATAACAGAAATAAGCCAAATTATTATTGGGGAATTGTAGTAGGAAAAGAAGAGCAACCTGTTAAGAAAGTTCATAGTGGTGTTCCAAGAGCAATAGTTGATACCATTAGCAGTATTGTTGGCATTCCACAAATTAGTTGCTCTGACGAAGATAATGAAATATTACAAGAAATTATTTGCAATACTGATTTTTGCCAAAAATTAAAACACGAATCTAGACCTTTAACACTCGTTGAGGGCTGGGGTGCTTGGAAAGTAAATTTTAATTCAGAGTTGAGTGATTATCCTACATTCCAATACTACGAAGGTCTTGATGTAGATTTTGTTGTTAAAAGTGGAATTACTATCGGTGTAATTTTTAAAGATTACTATAAAGTAAACGATAGAAATTATGTGTTAATGGAAACACGCAGAATTGATAAAGGTGATTCCGTTATAGAATATGAACTTTACCGATACGACAAATCAAACGAAGTAGTAAGAGTTCCATTAAACACTATTGAGGAATTATGCGACTTGCCTGAAAACGGATTAAGAATCCCTGGATTAAAAAAATTATTGGCTGTTCCTTGCCGATATTTCTTTGATGTGTTTAATAAAGAATATGGGTTATCCTTTTTCGCAGGTAAAGTAGATTTATTTGACGATATTGACCAATGTTTATCACAAGCGTCTAGAACGGATAGGGTATCAACACCTGTGGACTATATCCCAGTAGATATGATGCAACGTGCATCTAACGGACAAAAAGAAATGCCTAACGTTTATAATAGACAATTTATTCAAGTTCCTTCATATCCTAACGGAGATGGAAAAAGCGATTCAAATATTACAACATCTCAACCAGAACTTAATTTCCAACAATATATTGAAAGATATAATTCATTAATTGATTTAGCGTTAATCGGTAGAATGTCGCCAGCAAGTTTAGGAATCGATGTTTCCAAAAAAGACAATGCTGAAGCACAAAGAGAAAAGGAAAAGGTTACAACTTTTACTACCACTTCAATTATTGACGCTGAAACCAAGCAATTAAAAGAATTATTCTCTATCGCACTTATGCTCAAAGAATATATGGATAAAGGCTCAATTTCAGTTAAGGACTACGATATTAGTGTTAAATATAAAGAATTTTCAAGTCCATCATTTGAAGAAATGTCTAATGTTTTATTGCCATTATTTAATTCAAATGCTATTTCAACGGAAATGTATGTTGATAAATTATATGGCGATAAATTAAGTGATAGTGAGAAACAAGAAGAAATTGAAAAACTTAATCAACAAAAACAACAAGATAATATGCAAATGGGAGATTTTGGACTAAATGAACTTGAAGGCATCTCTAACGGCAGTATCGAACAATAAGATAAAAGAGAAAAAATTATTACACGAATTAAAAAACAACTATTTGACTATTATTTATGACGGAATAAGCAAGCAAGAAAAGATTGAATCAATCCATAAAAAACTTTTACTTGAAACGATAAATTTCAATAAAAAGAACAAAGTGATAGATATTCAAATGCAAAATATTTCTATAAAGTTTGCTCATTCCGTTTATAAAAAATCATTGAATATCGTGCCAATTAAAAAAGAAATTGAAAAAAAATATAATCAAAGTGATTTAGCGAATGAAGTTGTTTTAGGCGTTTATGTTTTTGAAATGATGAAAAAATTAAAAGTTGAAAACAAAATGTCTAAAACAATTACCAAAAATTTAGATAAAAAAGAAGGCAAAAGAAAAGACAAAATTTTGTCCGATATGATTGAAGAAGGTAGAAAAATTAAAGTTGATATAATCACGTTTAATGATTTAAAAAAAGTGAACATTTTCTATTTGGCTAGTTCCCATAAAGATAGTGCATCCGACCACGTTGATTATCAAGGCAAAATATACATTGATGAAAAACGGAAAGAATTACCTATGGAACGAAACGTTAGAGAGGCAATAATGAACTACATTAATACTCATCAAATTAGAACGATTCAATGGGTAATGGGTAAACCTGTGTGGTTTGTTACCAGACCAAATTGTAGGCATTATTTTAAAAGTTTGAGTATTGCTGATGTGTTGGATTTTACCGCCACTACATTATTAGAAAAAAATAATATGACTACTGCGATTGGAGATAGAGAGTATTTACAAACAATTAATCATTCAACATCAAAAGAATTCTATTTAGATTTGAGAAATGCCGAGTTGTTATTAAATAGTTATGAAGAACGTTTACAATTACATTTGAGTCTTTATAAGAAAAATCCAAGTTTTTTATTAGAAATGGCTATTGAAAAAGACAAACTTTTAATAAAAAAATGGAAAGAATATATTGAAAAAATGAAAAGTATGTAATAAAATGAAATTACTTGATAGTGAGGTTATACTATAATTATGAATGAAATTGAAAATTCAGTTGCTACCGAAGAATTAGGAACTGAAATTGCGGAAAACAATGCTTCTACGCAAGAGGCTGGGGGAAATGAAAGTGAATCGCCAAATACTGAAAGCCCTGAAAAAAATGATTCTTCGAAAGAAACAAAGTCATTCACACAAGAAATGGTTGACGAAATTGTCCGTTCAAGATTAGAACGTGATAGAAAATCATTTTATAAGAGATATGGCGTTGAAAACAGAGATGACCTTGATGGTTTGATTGGAAAATCTCAATCATACGATATTATGAAAGAGAGATACGAACAAATTAAAGAGGAAAATCAAGGTTTGAAAAAGAAAATGGCGTTTATTACTAACAACATTAATCCATCCAGAGAGGAAGATATTGAAGCCTATTTTAAAGGAAAAGATATTGAATTCAATGGAGATAATTTAATGAAAGAGTTAGAAACACATCCAGAGTGGTTAAACGTAGTTCAAAAAGAAGTCACACCACAAACGACAATTAAAAAAATTGGCGTAGATAAGAGTGATTTCAAACACGTGGAATCCGAGGATGAACGAATTAAGAGAATTTTTGGAGTTTAAAAATGGACATTGAAAAATTAATCGCTGGTCTTAAAGAAAAAGGTTTAGACGATGAACAAGTCAAGGCTGAACTTGAAAAAATCAAGAACGACATTGAAGTTTATTTAAACCCTGGTGAAGAACCAACGGAAAAGGAAGAAGAAGTCAAAGAGGAAGTCGAAACAGACGAACAAAAACAACATAGAGTTTTTGGAATTTAATAGGAGTATTTTATGGCAGTTAACAATGTATTTGCTTATGTAGAGAAGACCCTACCTGGTGTCGTTGATAAAGTTTTTGCTCTTGAAAGTAAAACTGACGCAATTTTAGGTGGTGGTGAGATTAAACTTGATTTTTTAGATGCTAAAACAGTTAAAATCTTTATGTTAGCATCAACTGGTCTTTATGACTATAATAGAGGTGGTCATGGCTCTGCTAACACAAGAGGTGCAGCCGAATCCACAACCGAGACATTCACATTAACACAAGAAAGATATAGTGAAATTCCACTCGATAAATTAGACACATTAGACGATGGTGAAACAGTTTTAGGTCATTTAGCAGCCGAATTTATTAGAACAAAGGTTGTCCCAGAATTTGATACATATAGATTCTCAAAATTAGCCTCATATTGTTCAGCAACAATGGGAAATTTAGTTTCAGAAAGTATCGCAGATAATA